GCAATGGAAACTTATGAGGGTAGCCTCAGTGTTCAAGACCTACAGGCTGTGTTTACTGTGCAGAACAAGAGCATGACAACAGCCACCAAGACTGCCATGGATGCACTCTTCAGACGTATTGAGATGACTGACCCTATCAAGGAAGAAATTGCACAGGACACACTGTCTCAGCTGTTTCAGAACTACGTAGGTGACGTTGTTGCTAACCTTGGCTTTGACTATGTTAACGGCACAGAGAATAGCTTGGAGCCACTGCGTAAGATCCTTGACGATTACAAGGATGACTTCACACCTAACCTGCGTACTGTTTGGGAAGAGGATGACTTAGATACTATCCTGGCTGCGACTGCCCTTGAGTCACGCTGGTCATTCAACATCCCATCACTGGCTCGTAGGGTAGAGGGTGTGAGTGGAGGCCACCTTATTGTAGTAGGCGCACGGCCTAACACAGGTAAGACATCCTTCCATGCCTCACTCATTGCCGCTGATGGTGGCTTTGCACATCAGGGTGCTAAGTGTGTCATCCTGTGTAACGAGGAAGCATATACACGTGTGGCATCACGATATGTTAGTGCCTCTGCAAACATGACAATGAAAGAGGTACGTGAGAACCAAGCCCTAGCACGTAAGCGTTATGAGCCTGTACGTCAGAACATTATGTTCAAAGAAAGTACAGGTAAAACAATGGCATGGGTTGAGTCTGTGGTTAAACAGGAGAAGCCTGACGTTGTAGTGTTGGACATGGGTGACAAGTTTGCCGACATGAAGAGTGAGCGTAGCGACATTATACTCAAGGCTGCGGCCATCCATGCCCGTAACATTGCGAAGCAGTATGACTGTTGTGTGATATGGATGTCACAGTTGAGCGCAGAGGCAGAGGGTAAGGCAGATCTCAATCAATCTATGATGGAAGGAAGCAAGACAGGGAAGGCTGCGGAGGCTGACTTGATGCTGCTCATTGGCAAGACACAGCAGGTAGAGGGTGAGGATGAAGATCCTGTTCGCTACTTAAACTTAGCCAAGAATAAGCTTAACGGTTTCCAAGGTAAGATTACTTGTGTATTAGATGGCGCACGTTCAATATACAGTGCGTAGGAGAGACACATGAGATTAGTACTAGACGTTGAGAACAGTGTGACTTGGAAGGAAGGGAAGATATACAACGATCCCTTTGAGCCAGGTAACACCCTAACACAGATCGGCATGGTAAATGCTGACGATCACACTGAACTACACGTGGTAAACCTAAATCATGTAGAGGCCAAGGATACATCCGGCGCAGGGCATAACCTTGTCCAAGCGATACTTGATATGACTACTATGTTAATCATGCACAATGCACGGCATGACTTGATGTGGCTGTGGGAGAGTGGCTACACCTATGACGGTGCTATCTACGACACCATGCTTGCTGAGTATATATTGCAGCGAGGGCAGGGCGCACCCCTGTCACTCAAGCTTATCGCAGAACGGCGTGACCTAGATGTAAAGAAGGGCGACTACCTCAGTGATTGCCTAAAGAAAGGAATCAACACCAATGAAACGGATCTCACCCAACTCACTGACTATCTCGTGTCTGACATTCTTACTACTAGCGAATTGTTCCGTGCCTTGGAGAGAGACTATGCCCAGCCCGAAAGTCAGTCCCTCCACACGGTCAGAGATGTTACCTTCGACACCTGCAAAACCCTTACCCGAATGCATATGTCAGGAATCAAAGTCGATCTTCAAAAGCTCCAAGATGTTCGAGTAGAGTTTGAGGATGAGCGCTCTGAGTTAGAGACACGCCTTCACACTAAGGTGCGTGAGATCATGGGTGACACACCTATCAATCTAGGCTCCAATGAGCAGATGTCTCAGGTTATCTTTAGCCGCCGCATGAATAACAAGAAAGAGTGGGCTGACCTGTTCGAGTTCACCAAGAACATTGAAGAGTACAAGTCAGCAGTCAAGTCTAACAGCAGCCCCATCTACCGCACCAAGGCTTTCACCTGTCCAACCTGTGAGGGTGAAGGCAAAACGTATAAGACCAAGAAGGATGGTACTAGGTTTGCTAAGCCTAACAAGTGCAAGGACTGTGACACTCGTGGGTTTCAACTCAAGAACACAGAACAGATTGCTGGGCTACGTTTCTCTGCACCTAACAAGAAATGGGTCAGTGCCAATGGGTTTAGCACCAGTAAAGATAAGCTGGGACTGCTTATTGCTACGGCTAAGACACACAAGAAGTATGAGGCCGTGTCTTTCTTGGAGGATCTTCAGCGGTACAACGCAATCAGTAGCTACATCTCTACGTTTGTGGATGGCATTGAGCGTTACTCTAAAGACGATGGCTTCCTCCATGCTACGCTCACTCAGAGTGTCACAGCTACAGGACGTTTCAGTGGCAAGGAACCTAACATGCAGAACATGCCTCGTGGTGGTACGTTCCCTGTTAAGAAGGTGTTTGTGTCACGCTGGGAGGGCGGTGAGATATGCGAGGCTGACTTTGCCCAGCTTGAGTTCCGTACCGCTGCGTTCCTAGCACAGGATGAAGTCGCTATGGAAGAGATCAACACAGGGTTTGACGTACACAGCTACACTGCACAGGTTATCTCTGATGCGGGACAGCCTACGTCACGCCAGGAAGCCAAGGCTCATACGTTTGCACCCCTCTTTGGGGCTACAGGGTATGGCAGATCTAAGGCAGAAGAAGCATACTACATCCACTTCACTGAGAAGTATCGGGGTGTGGCTAATTGGCACAAGAACTTAGCTGATGAGGCACTACGCTTCAATAAGATTACTAACGTGTCAGGCAGGCAGTACGCTTTTCCTGATGTGCAGCGCAGAGACAATGGTAGCGTGACTTACTTTACCATGATTAAGAATTATCCAGTGCAGGGCTTTGCTACGGGTGACGTGGTTCCTGTTGTACTCAATGAGATGTACAAGAGACTTGAGCCTATGCAATCCTGTCTGGTTAATACCGTACATGACTCTACAGTTATTGACGTTCACCCTGAAGAGAGAGAGCAAGTATTAAATATGATAAACGATATGAATGAGGGCTTGACTGATCTGGTTGAGTCAGTGTATGGAATACGAATGAATGTGCCACTACTTTTAGAAGCTAAAATCGGCCCCAACTGGCTTGACACAGTGGATGTGTAGTGTATAACTAGGTACTCTTTGACTCTATTAAAAGGATATAGAAATGAGCAATGAACTGCAAATCGCAACAGATCGTGGACAGTCTATGGCTGAACTTATGGGTGTATCTTCTGCACCTAGCCAACAGTCTACGCCATCTATTGCACGTGTCGGTATGATCCACCAGCCTATCATGGGTGAGGTGGAATTTAACGGCAAGACAATCAAGACAGAGGTTGTACCCGTAGGTGCATTCACTCTGACACAAGGTGACGATAAGGTGTATAGCAATGGCATCACCTTCCGTGTCTTTGCTCAGCGCAACCAGTGGCAACGCTGGAACAGTGAGACAGAAGAGATGGAGAAGTCCGTCATGTCTAACTCACTCAATGGTGACATGAAGGATAGCATTGGTGGCTTTAACTTGGGTCGTCCCACTGGTTACATTGATGACTTCCAGTCACTACCTGATGCTACCAAACAGATCATGCGCTCAGTCAAACGTGTTAAGGTATTCTTTGGTACAGTAACACTAGACAACCCAGTGAATGACAGGGGTGAGCCAGTGACAGGTAACTACACTGATGTGCCTGTGGTCATGGACGTTAAGAACCGTGACTCACTCAAGAGCATTGATGCTGTACTGAATGGCCTCAGCCGTAAGAACCTGCTGCCTATCATGTCCACCATCAAACTGTCTGGCGTAGAGGATAGCATCCCTACAGGTGCTAAGTTTGGCAAGATCGAAGCCAAGCTGGGAAGCAGTGTTGATCTGGCTGACAGTGACAATGACACACTCAAGGACTTCATTGAGCTTGTAGAATATATGAACGGTAAAGTTCTGGATCTACACAATGAGCGCAATGGTGCTGGTATCTCTGACGAAGATGCGGCAGTCGTTAAGGACATCATTGACAACGACTTCATTGAGGTGGGCTAATGAACCATCCCGCTGAGTTAAAAGTCTTCAACTTCTTACAGAAGGCTATGGCTGGCGAGAGCACTATGACAGAGGAGGTGGCTAAACAAGTCGCCTCCGATGTTGAAGCTGCCCTGTATAAGCAGTTTGATAGTGGCCCTCGTGACAAGTTTCGCTTACGCATGTCTAACATTGGCAAGCCTAAGTGTCAGCTGTGGTTTGAGAAGAACGATCCAGAAGACAAGACACCCTTCCCTCCTGCGTTCCTGATGAACATGATCCTTGGCGATATTGTTGAGGCTGTGTTCAAGGGTGTGCTTCGCTCTGCTGGTGTAGAGTTCAAGGACAACGACAGGGTTACACTCAAGTTACCTCACGGTCAGGAGATCAAGGGTGAGTATGACATGGAGATGGACGGACGCATTGACGATGTTAAGTCTGCATCCCCGTGGTCATATGATAACAAGTTTGCGTCCTTTGATACGCTTGCACAAGGTGATAGCTTTGGCTATGTGGCACAGCTTGTGGGCTACGCAGAGGGCGCAGGTAAAGAGGTAGGTGGCTGGTGGGTAGTCAACAAAGCAAACGGGCAATTCAAGTATGTAGACGCCTCTGAGGGCGTGGATAAGAAAGCAGTACTAACTGAGATCCAGGCTCTCGTAGACTACATAGACAATGATGAACCCTTTGAGCGTTGCTACGAGCCAGTAGAAGAAACATTCTACCGTAAGAAGACAGGCAACTGGGTACTGCCATCAGGGTGTAAGTTCTGTAGCTTCAAGCATAAGTGTCACACTAACTTGCAGCCACGCCCAAGCATCCCTAGTAAATCAAAGAACCCACAAGAAGTAGACTACACATTCATAGCAGAGGAATATCAGAATGGCTAAGATTAAAATCAACGACACAGAGTACTACACTGATGACTTTAACGAGGATCAGATGAAGATGTATAACGAGATACAGATTGCATCTTCTGAGATGGATCGTCTAGCTTATACGCATCAAGTACTGGCAGCACGGCGTGAAAGCCTAGCTGGTATGATTGTACAGGCAGCAGAAGAACCCGAGGTTGACGATGCCAAAGACGAACCGGAAGCATAACTCTAGAACGTATCGCAGTGGCCTTGAAGTTGAGGCCGCTGCATACCTCAAGGATAGGCAGAAGATTGTAGCCTATGAAAAGTTAAAGATAGAGTGGGAGGATCTAAAGTATCGTACATACACACCCGACTTTGAGTTAGACAACGGTATAATAATTGAGATGAAGGGGTTGTTTTCCGCTGCGGATAGACGTAAACATATAGAGATACAACGTCAGCATCCTACACTAGATATTCGTTTTGTATTTAGTAATGCAAATTCAAAGCTCTACAAGGGAGCGAAGAGTAGATACTGTGATTGGTGCGATCAAAAGGGCTTTCTCTGGGCACATCGTGTCATACCAGAAGAGTGGCTCAAAGAGAAGGGTAAGCGTATGAAAGAACAACGTGTCAAAGTAAAGAGGAGA